CAAGCCGTTACATTCACAAAACAGTGATCTTTCGGTGGACCCCGCGTCACCTCTCTGGTACAATTCTGTTGAGCACGTTCTCTTTCTCCTCCGGCCACGGTCGCGGAGCTCGTAGCTCGCGGCTGTGGCTTTATAGGGAGTCATCCGATGAAACGCTTTCTCATTCTATGTGTGATTCTGATCATGCCGCTCGTAGGCTGCGAGACGCTGCAGCAGGACGACCAGCTCGTCGGCGTCGCCCGAGACGTTCAGGCCGAAATGGAAGCGCTGCGTGCGACGATCGCGGCGCTGCCGGACGAGTCCGACATTAAGGTTTCCGTCGAGGAGATGCTGGCGAAAGCGCAGCCGATCGCCGTGGGCGTCTCGAAGGTCGCGGAAGTGGCCGCGTCGGGCGAAGACCCGGGTCCCGCTATACAGGAGACCGGGGCTGGGATAGCCGCCGTCTTGCCACCTCCGTGGAATAGCATCGTGTTGCTCGGCACTACCGTTCTCGGGGCGCTCGGCACCTGGAAGTATAGACGATCTACTGCGGCTGGACGTGAAATCGTCAGGGCCATCGAGAAGACTGGAGCTCTGGACCCGACCAAGAAGTGTGAGCTTGCCTCCGCTATGACCGACGACGGCAAGCGCTTCGTCGAAGAGGTCACGAAGTAACCAATGGTTCGCCGCTCGATGGCGGCGGGCCGTTTTATCGTGAAGCAAATCTACCCTCAACTCAAGCCTTCTTATGAAAACTATCATACCCTGCTCGTTTCGTGGAACATTGCAGCGCGGAGCCTCCACCTGGAGCAAAGTGGTTAAGGGCCGAACCGCGACCCAACTTTCTCCGCTGCCGTTGGACGAAGCGACCACATCCGCGTGGGAAGACGTGGGTCCCGATCACGGGTTCAGCGGTGAACGTGTCGGCGTACGATTCCAGTTACCATCGATCGTGGGCGTCAGAAAGGTGCAACTCGCGGGCACACCGATCGTCAACCGTGCGACCTCTGTCGTGCGCCTTCTCCGCCGTTGCCCGAATATCACCAAACCCGAAGGGTGGGCACAGCTCCGTGGACCGGGCCACGACATTGGAGCGATGCCAATCTGCAACGTGCCGATGCACCTATGGGAAGGCGTGCCGGTCGTCTGGTTCAGCATTTGCGACATCCTTGATTGCTTCAATGTGCCGCCCGTGTATCCCGACACACAAACAGGTCAATGGGAAAACCTGCGTTTGATCATTGATCATGTTTAAACCTGAGTCCACAACACGTGCGAGAGACGACAACCGCGTCGAGGTGACCGTCGCCCCGCGATGGGTGCGACCCGACGGCCGTTCGTGGGAAGCCATTGATCTGTTCACGACAGTTACCGGGCATCGTTTTCACGTTCAGCCGGTTGGCAGTAAGCTGTGGGCCGCATGGCAGGCCACGACAAAGACCGCTAACGTACTCGACCGAGCCACCAAGCGGCACGCCGTCGGCCGGCACTTCGGGCAGGTGCTCGACGTCGCCGAACTCGATGGTGTCGATGATCTAGAGTTCCAAGTCACCGCACACCCACAAGCCACGCGGCTGTCGAACGGTGACATTCTGCTGGCGGTGATCGACGGTGTACGTATTGGATTGTGCCTCAGCGACCTACGAGCGATGGGACTGCGAGAGACCAGCAACGGCAAGCACGCCCTTGACATTCGAGCAGCCAAGGCAGCGGCCCGGACGGACGGCACAGGCGAGATCGACCTTGACCCGACGTCATTACTTGACGATGTAACAAACGATTGGGGCACCTACCGTGTCTCAACGGCTACATGGACAACATCGCGGGAAGCCAACAGCGGGGCGACTGTCCTAACCAGCAGCTTTGAGACTCGGACGGGGGCGAGCAATCCATTCGTCTTCTACCGTCCGTGCTGCTTTTTCGACGTAGGTGCAACAGCAGCGGCCACCGATATTCTGTTAACGTGCCAGTATCACAGCGGAGCGAGCGGAGATATTTCTAGTGTTGCGTGCCTGACATCAAAGCCAAACCCCGGAGTCGACGATAAGGTGCTGCAATACCCTGTCTCGACCTACACGGGCGGCAACTACCGATCGGCGTTTGATGCACTCGGCACTGACGGTGACCTTGGCGTGTTTACTGCAATCGGCGGCGATTTTGGCACGATTACAGTGCCCGATGCACGATGGCAATCGCAGTGGATGCCGTTCGTATTTATGGAAGCCACTGAGTATTGGAACCTGTTTGTGAATGCCTCAAACACTCGTATGGTGATGCCCGGCGTGACCAATCGCGAGCCAAAACTGACCTACACCGCAGTGACTGAAACAATTCTTGACTACGAACGCGCGGTGCGCGGTGTCGGTCGCGGCACTATGAGAGGTGCAGCATGATTATCCCGCACAAGAAAAACACCGCGTTCTACCTTGCGATGCCGATGGTGGACAGTGCGTCGCCCGCGAGCTTCAAAGCAGGTGAGACGGTGGCTGACACCGCGTACTACAAGGACGCGGACGGCAGCTGGACGAGCCTGGCGATTACGGATACGTTTACGCAGATCGGCAGCACGGGCGTGTACGAGATCGACCTCACCGCGGGTGAGATGAACCACGACTATGTGCTCATCAAGCTCACCTCGACGAACGGCGCAGATAGCTTCGTGATGTTCCGTATGACCGACGGCGACATCGACGACGCGATCACGGACATCGGCATCGTAGACGGCATCGTAGACGGCATTGACACGAACGTGGACGACGTGGTGTCTGACGTGACCGATCTGCTGAGCGATGTCGCGGACAATCAGACGGACCTCGACGCGTTGATCGCCGTCATGGGGGCGATTACCGGCTCCGGTGATAATACCGTGCTCGGCCTCTTCAAGGCGCTGCTCAGCAAGGCAGCTGCTACGCCGAGCGACGTCGGCGGGACGTTCGACCCTGCGGCCGACTCGACAGAAGCCGTCGCAGAAGCTGTGGCATCTGGGCTGCAGGTGGTCGCTGGGCCACTCGTGGCGGGTACTGTTCCGGGTCAACAGGTCGGCAGCGGGACGCGCCTCGAGATGTTTGAACACGAGGCTCGCACGAAGCCAATCGAGGTGACAGACGAGGACGACGTTGCCGTAGACCTGAGCAGTTTAACGCTTCGCTTCATCGTAGAAGGCGAGGGTGGGACTCGCAAGGACACCGTCGAGGATGCCGACATCAGCATTACCGGGAGCGGTAATGAGATAGCGAATCCGATGATCGACGCCGACTGGGGGAGCGGGAAGTTCCTCTGGCGCTTGTGGGATGTTACCACTGAGAATGAGGAGTACGTGCTCGTGCACGGTGACTTCGTCGTGCGATCATCCTCGAACTCGGGAGCAGCGAGCTGATGGATGCAACAATTATGCTTGCCGTCATCGCACTCGTCGTCAATCTAGTCACCATTACCGTCGGCGCCACGTGGGCCGTCGGTAAGGTGAACAGAAGCGTCGATCGAGTAGCCGGCGCGATAGCCAGCCTGAATACAACCGTTGGGCGCCTCGAGGTATCGCTCAACGAGGCGCATCGCAAGACGAATGCGCACGATAAGCAACTCGCTGTGCTCGAGGATAGAGCGAACCGAGGGCGGTGCCCGTTTGCGGTAGAAGCAGAATGCCAGCCACCGGACCACAAGTAGTCTGCGATGAGCTAGTCGATCTGGTTGCCACGTGCCTTGCGCACCACTGGAAGAAGGGCCAGATCAAGAAGCTCATCTACGAGGTCGCGGGTCGTCGCGTCGCTCGCGGTACTGTTGAGACGCTGCTGACGAAAGCGCGCGCTGTCTTGATGAAAGACGCGAACCTCGAGGAAGACGAGGAGCGTGCGAAGGCCGTAGCGTTCTACAAGAGTATCGTCGCCGATGATACGGTGCCGGTCAAGGAGCAGATGGACGCGCAGAAGGCGCTGCGCGAGATGCTCAGGCTCGACCGGGGCGATCGGGGCGGTTCGACCATCGAGCGAGCTCGGGCGATCCGAGATATGATGCACAAGATGGAGAGATCAACTGACTCGGCTAGCGACGAAGCTGACTAGCGCTCTGCGACAAGTGGAGCTCATGGATGACTGGTCGCTGTACGACGAGTCGCCGGAGTCCGTCCAGCCGTCGTTCGTGCCGATGCCACTTCCAGAGCGGTGGACGCCGATGTGCCTGCACCCGAAACAGCGCGCGTTCTATAAGTCCACCGCTCGCTTTAACGTAGTCCCGGCCGGTCGGCGCTCTGGGAAGACCGAGTTGGCGAAGCGTCGTCTCATCGAGCGAGCGATGAGCCCGACGCAGTATGCCGACGCTCGCTATCTCGCTGGTGCGCCGACGCATCTGCAGGCGAAGCGAATCTTCTGGAAGGACCTGAAGCGATTCACGCCGCCTGAGATGCTAGACGGCAAGCCCAGCGAGTCGGAGCTGGTGATCAGGCTGATCAACGGCGCCGAGATTATGGTCGCCGGCCTCGACGTGCCGGAGCGCATCGAGGGTCAGCCGATCAACGGCGGCGTACTCGATGAGTACGGTAACATGAGACCCGAGACGTGGCCGGAGCACCTTCGCCCGATGCTCTCCGAGCGTAACGGGTGGATGGATTTCATCGGCGCGCCCGAGGGTCGCAATCACTACTACGAGCTCGCGCAGCTCGTCAGCGGCCGAGACAACTGGGCGCTCTTTCACTGGACGACGGCCGACATCCTGCATCTCTATCTCGGGCGAGAGCAAGCCGAGGAGGAGCTGGCCGACGCGGCCGATACGCTCGACGAGCTGACGTATGACCAGGAGTACAACGCGTCGTTCGTTACTTACTCGGGGCTCGCGTACTACTGTTTCGCCGAGGAGAACAAGCGTCGCCTGGCGTACGACGACGAGGCCGATCTTCTTCTCATGTTCGACTTCAACGTTGAGCCCGGCGTCTGCGCGGCCGGGCACACGTATGAGTTCGGCGACGGGGTGTTCGGCGAGGTCTATGTGCCTCGAAACTCGAACACCGAGATCATCTGTCATCGCGTCCTTAAGAACTGGGGCAAGCACAAGGGTCGGGTCAGGTGCTACGGCGATCAGACCGGTGGCGCCCGTGGGACGGCGAAGGTACGAGGCAGCGACTGGGACTTGATCCGCGATCACCTGAGGCCGGCGTTCGGCGACCGTCTTAGCATCAACGTTCCACGAAGCAATCCCAGTGAGCGCGCTCGGGTAAACTCGCTCAACTCGAGACTCAAGAGCTCGACCGGCGTCAGACGCTTCTTCGTCGATCCGGTGAACGCGCCGATGACCGTCAAGGATCTCGAGGGCGTCATGCTGATCAAGGGCGGTTCGGGCGAGATCGACAAGAAGCATGACAAGAAGCTCACGCATCTCACGGACGGCGTAGGATACTTCACGCACAAGCGATACGGCACGTCGGGCAAGGGCCAGAAGATCGTGTCGAGGGAGGCCGCGTAAATGGCCGACGTAAATGATAAAGGGACGGCGTACCTGGAGATGGAAGCGAAGTGGGGGCTCCTGAGGGCGCTCCGTGGAGGTACGCAGTCGATGCGCGACGCGGGTGAGACCTATCTCCCCAAGGAGACCAAGGAGTCCACATCGGCGTACGAGGTGCGTCTCAACCGAACGTTCCTGTTCAACGCATACGACGACACTGTGACCAAGCTCGCCGGCAAGCCGTTCGCAAAGCCGCTGTCGGTAAACGGTCAGTTACCCGAGGCCCTGCAGCCACTCGTGGATGCCGTCGATCGTTCCTCGACGAGTCTCGGTGATTTTGCTCGCGACGTGATGAATACGGCCATCGATCGCGGGCTGTGTCACGTGCTCGTGGATTACCCGCGGGTACAAGCGCAGACGCTCGAGGATCAACGCAAGCTCGGGCTTCGACCGATCTTCGTGAAGATTCATCCCGATGATCTCATCGGATGGCAGACTGAGGAGAACACACTCGGCGACGTCAAGCTCACGCAAGTGCGCATCACCGAGACGCGCATTGAGTCAGACGGTGACTTCGGTGACAAGAAGGTGAGCTACGTCAGGGTACTCGAGCCCGGCAAGTGGCGCCTCTACGCCTTCAACGTGGAAGAGAAGAAGTACGTTTTGACAGACGAGGGAAAGTTCACGTATCCCAACGGAATCCCGTTGGTGACCGTGTACTTCAACAAGACCGGGTTCATGGTCGCCGATCCGCCGCTAGAGGACCTTGCTTGGAAGAACCTTGAGCACTATCAGTCGGGCTCTGATCAGCGTAACGTGCTTCGCTTCTCGAGGTTCGCGCTGTTGTTTGCCTCGGGCATCAGCGAGGAAGAGCAAGAGAAGGGCTTTGAGATCGGACCCAATCGCTTGATCTCATCGACTAACGCCGACGCGACGCTCGACTACGTGGAGCACACAGGCGCGGCAATCGCGGCCGGCGAGCGTGATCTCTCGATGCTCCGCGAAGAGATGGAGACGCTCGGGCTGCAGCCCTTACTCAAGCGCTCGGGGAACCCGACCGCAACTGGTCAGGCCATCAGCGAGTCGCGGGCACACGCGGAGATACAGGCGTGGATCAGAGCGATGGAGACCGGGCTGCGTCGCATGTTTGAGGTGGCGGGCAAGTGGCTCAACGTCGAGCTGTCGGACGACGTGAGCTTCGACGTGTACAGCGACTTCTTGCTTAGCGCACGAGAGGCAACGGACGTCAAGCAACTACTCGAGGCTCGCAAGAACAAGGACATCACTCGCCGGCAGCTGCTCTATGAACTCAAGCGCCGCGGCTTGCTCGCAGATACACTGGACGTCGATGCTGAGATCGAGGCCCTCGAGGCCGAAGAGGCAAACTTGGGTTATACACCTGAGGAAGACGACGACGCAGATGCCGACGACGAATGAATTACTCCAGGACAAGGCGATCGCCCACGCTGTCGCTATGGAGCGATACAAGAGCGGTGTAACGACGAAGGTCGTGCGCATGCTCGATCGCGACGTGCGACCTCATCTCAGGCGGGAGCTCAACAAGCGTCTCAAGCGCATCGCGGCCTCAGAGTTTGCACTCGATCGAGGTCCGAAGGTCACCGCGCGCATGAAGGAGCTGACGCAGGCGGTCGACACTACTATTTCTACGAGCATGAGTCGGGTCTACCCGCAGGTCAGGGACGAGCTGAAGCAAGTGGCCCTCACGCAGGCCGAAAAGTCGGCAGCTATGCTGCGAGAGGCGATGCCGCTCCAGTGGGACACCGTGACGCCGACCCCGGGGCTACTCAACAGCATCGTGACCTCGCGACCGATGCGCGGACAGTTGCTCAAGAAGTGGTGGGACGGGGCGAACGCAAAGGCGAGAGCCGCTGTCAAGCGCGAGATCAACATCGGCATGGCGACTGGTGAGAGCGTTGGAAAGATCAGACGTCGAGTTATTGGCTCGGCGGCCAACGCTTTTCGCAAGGGCCCGATCGCGCAGTTGCGACGCGACGTCGAGGCGACGGTGCGGACCGCGGTGTCTCACACGGTGAATCACGCGGCCGAGGAGACGTACAAAGCCAACGCTGACATCGTGAAAGAGGTGCAATTCGTCTCGACGCTCGACGCACGAACGACCGACATCTGCATGTCGCTAGACGGCAAGACGTTCAAGACGAACCAAGGACCCAGGCCGCCAATGCATCATCAGTGTCGGTCGTTTACGATTCCGGTGATCGCGTCGTGGCAGGAGCTCGGCCTCGATCCTAATAAACTACCCGCGGCTACGCGGGCGAGCATGAACGGGCAAGTGCCCGCGCGACTGACGTACGGCAAATGGCTGCGTCAGCAGAAGCCGCCGTTCGTGCGACAGGTGCTCGGGCCCGGACGAGCGAAGTTATTCCTCGAGAACAAGCTGCCGATCACCGCGTTCGTGAGCGGCGACTACAAGCCGCTGACGCTTGCGCAGATTCGACTCGAGGCGGGC